GCCGACAACCCCGCCAGTAAACAGAATCGGCATGCCGGTATAAAGCCCGGCTGTGCCAGCCGCACTACTGCCCAGCTGCGCCACAGTCGTGCTGCCGCCCGCACCCGCTGCCGCAGCGCTGGCAGGAATCGCCGTCGCCGTCACAACCTCAGCCAGCGCACAGGCTTTCAGCAACCCGCCAAACTCAGGTGCAACACCCGCCGCGCCACTTCCTTTCAAAATCACATTGAACGACACACCAACAGTCATGCCGCCGATCAAATCCTCTTCGCCGTCGAGCGATCCCGTGTGCTCATTTGTTGTGATGCGTTTGGCATTCTTAGTAATGCTCAAACCTTCAATCTTCACCGAATCGGTGGCAGGTGTTGGCGCGCTCTCCACGCCCTCTTCGCTCTCTTCCTTAAAGGCCAATAGCGCATTGCGTGCGCGCAAAAAATTCTGCGTCATCTTTCTGACTCCTTATTCAAATAATGGGTTATTTTGCGGGTGTGGTCGCCTTGGCTTTTTTCTTCACGCCCGTTTTCTTTACGCGCTCAGCGGCTTCGACTTTGGCTTTTTCTGCCAATGTGTCGCCATCCATCACATACGTCACCGCCTTGCGGCTCGCTCCTTGCACCACTCGGTGCGCCTGTTCAATCGCCATGGGTTCCATCACTCCTTATTCACGGCCTACACGGCCGTCGTTACATCTGCGCTGTCTGTAAAAAACAGCACCTCCAAAACAATCAAAAACGCGCCCAGCGGCATGCTATCGCCGCCTTTGTCTATTTCTTCTTCAACGCTCACCACTTGCACATCGGTCGCCAAACCGCCCAGCGTATGATCACGCTGCAGCACGCTCAGCACTTTCGTTTGCAACCCGTCCAACGCATCGCTCAGCGCAACGCCCGGCGTTGCGGTGCAATAGCCCTCAACATGCACCTCCATCAGGTGCATCGCTTCATAAACAGAAAAATTGTTATCCACCCGCACTTCAGGCGAATGCAGCAATACGCACGGGAACGCCTGCGCCTCTAACGCCCTGTCACGCTCGACCTGCACATTTTCCAGCGCAGGATCGTCACGCAACGCAACTTCCAGCGCATCCAGCAATCGCTTTTTCACACTAGCGCTCATGCTGGCACCAACCCGCAGCGCCATACTAAGCCCGCGTCTATTTCTTCAATCTTGCCGACTCTAAAAGCTTCACCATCAACGCTTAGTCCGTCACCTTCCTGCACGTGCCCTACATCGCTGCGCAGCAAATCCGCCGTATAGCGCGATAGGCGCGCGCCATGATCAAACAGCGCTGCATCATTATCGGGCGTGTCAATCACCGCCTGCACTTGCTTGCTATCGCCGCCCGCTGGTGTAAATATCGCCGCCACGCCTAAGCGCTTGAATGCGCGCACAAGGCGCGCATTCATCACATCGTCAAACGACATGCCTAGCCAACATTCAGCTTAACGTTAATCTCGGTCGCCCCAGACGCGGCACCCTGCACGGCCGTACCAATCAGCGTATTACCGCTTGCGGTCGTGCCGACGGCACTGTCACCACTCACCCAATACACTTTCGCGCCATTGGCAATGGTAACGCCCGTTTTTTTCGGCACAGTAAACACACCTTCAACCTGCACCGCGCCAGTGTCGCCGTCTTTAATGTCGGTCAGTGCAACACCGCCCAAGGTTCCAATAATCACCACATCGCCGGATTTCACATCCGCACCCGATGCCGTGTAATCCAGCACCGCGCCAGACTGTACAAAGTTTTTCGCCATCACTAATCTCCTTCATGTTTTTTAATCGCAAAAGAAAAGCCCCGGCATTACCGGGGCTTTTCAGCGCGTGTAATCATCCAGATACTATCTTTTAGCTAGCACCCGGGTTTTTCTGCAGCGTGCGATGATCCAGCGCCGCGACAGCGGCATCAATGCGCACTTTGTATTTTACACCATCCACGCTGAAGCCTTCTTCCTCTTCCATGGTTGGCTGTGGGTTGCCATCAAGATAGCCCACCTCAATCACATCATGGCGCACAGGATCGGCCGCGCCATACCAAGCGGCCGCATCAGCGGCATCCAAGCGTGCATCGCTCACCACATTCGCCATATCGCGCACATAGTTGGCCGCTTTGCTATTGCTCTTCGACACATCTGTTTCCGATGTAATGATTTGGCGAATCTGGCCTTCCAGCGCCACGGGGCAAATAATAGTTGCCGGGCTGATATTCAGGTTTGCTTCACCCAGCAGCCCTTTTTGCAGGCGCATCGCTTGGCGCAATTTATCCAGCGCGGCCACGCTTGGCGCGGCACCCGTTAACAGATTGCCATGATCCGCATGAAACAGCGCCGTGCCATCGGCCATCGTCGGGTTATCAATAAGCACACCATACACCAGATCACCAATCTTGCGTTTTGCCGCCTGCCCCATTTTTAGCGGAATACGGGTGAAAGCATCCAGATCGTCATTGATAATCGCTTGGCGCGAAATTGAGAAAAGACGGCCAAAGGTGTCTAGCTTAATCAACGCTTTGTGATCGCCAAACGTGCCATGCTTATATTCGGCATTCTCCGGCACCTTTTCCAGATCCGAAAACTCGCTCATGGCGGCGCGCTCATGCAGCTTAAAGTCCGACAGATTGCCCGCGCGGGTGAAGGCTTCAAAGCTTTCTTCCACCTCTTCATAACCACGCAACATAGAGCGATGTGCCACATTCGACAAAATCGCCGGGAAGTCGCTGCTGCTATGTGTGAATGCACGGCCAACCATGGTCATTTTATCCATGCGGCGGGTGTCTTCACCCGCAAGCTCCAGCGATTTACGCGCAATTTCCTGCAACGTATAGCCAGCAAACTCGTTTTCGCCGGGCGTGCCCTGCTCCACGCCTGCGCGAACTTGCAGCGCACTACCAACAGCAGCACGGAACTTGTCGCGCTCATCCTTTACCAACCGCACATCCGCAGCGGGTGCAATGGCCGTCTTGTCTTCGCCAATCTTTTTCAGCAAGCGTTCACGGGCGGCGGCCACATCCACATTCACATCATCCAGACATTCATCTTGCAAACCGCGATGCGTTTCACCAAAAGGCGTAAACACTTCACGAATAGCAGCGCGTCGCTTTGCTTCAGCTTCCAGCGCTTCTTTGCGCACGCTCGCTACATCCACCTCAGCCGCTTCGGCCTTTGGTGCGTCATCCTTTGTTTTATCCATAACTTCTTGCTCCGTTCGTTTTTCGGTTTTTCCCGAAGGGTTAACAACAACAGCCTGCTCATAGGCCGCCTTTTCATCCGCGCGGCCGATACCCACCGTGGCATCGGCGGGCACATCCACCAGACTCACTTCTAAAAGCTCCCACTTGGTCACACGATAAACCGGCAAGCCGTCTTCGGGGTCTTCGCTCAGCATCATTTCATGCACCCGATAACCCGCCGAAACATTGCAAAGAATGCGGTCTTTTACGTCCTGCCAAATGCCGCTAACCTCATCGCGCTTGGATAGTTTCAAATGCGCCATTACGCGGCCATTCTCAATCCACGCCTTAACCACCACGCCAATGCGGTCTTTGCTATCAAATCGGTTATGGTTATACAGCACCGGCGCATTACTATTCAGGCGGCTTAAATCCACTTCATCCGCGCCATGGCCGAGCACTTCTTCAAATTCGCCGATTTCCCACGACACGCGCTTAACGCTTTGCTCTGAGCTAACTGACACTTCAATCAAGCGCTCTTCTTCGTCTATAATCCCCTCCGCGCGCAGCGATAGCGTGCGCACCAAAGGTGCATCAATCTTCGTTTTCTTCGTCATCAGTCTCATCACCTTTTTCGTTGTCACTAAACATTGGCGGCAAGCCAGCGGCTTCGTCGTCTTTTATCTCCTGAGCAATCTGGTCGCGCACTTCCATCGGGTTATCGCCACGGTCACGAATGATTTGGCTGCGCGATTTCAGGCGCGCTTGATACAATGTCACTGCCGCATTCGCTTCTTTTTGCGGATCAATCCACGGCATGCCTGCACCACGGAAATCGGCGTTGTACAGCGTGTCACGATCAATCGCTTCAGCTCCGGCTGGCAACAATCCAGCCAGC